AAAATATAAGTTTGATACTAAAATGGTTGATGAGGCTGAAGAGATTGGCAGAGATATGAACAACGCTTTAGACAACGTGAAAAATAAACTTTTATCACAACCAACTAATATAGGGTCACAGACCGAGAGTTTGATTGAAGATATTAATGCCCTTAGTGGAAGTATTAGAAAAACAAATGCTAACATGTACAATAAATTTAGAAGTGGGGATAATGAGTATATTAACATGGACGGCTCTCCATTTGGGAACGCCATAGGTAACTTTGAATCTATCATTAACAGAGCAAGACAATTAGGGATAGCTATTGATCCAACTGATGTAAGTAGAATAACTGAGATCGCTAAAGCGAAAGACATAGATATTTTTAGACGAATACAATTACAAGACACGCAGAAGATGACTCCTAAGTATGGAAACTATTCTGAATATAGAATTAAAGGTGGAGACGAGTATTTTGAGAATTTAGTTTATTACCCTAAACCTTTACCTATGGGACAAAAGATCGGCTCGGAATATAACAAACATTACTCAGGGGTTCCAAACCAAGTTTACCATGTAAGAGGAAATGTTAGATCAACTGCTAACAATCAAAAGATTATGATGATAGATGAGATTCAAGCTGACTATGCTCAAGCGTTAAGAAACAATAATCCTACAAGAGATAAGGTAGTAAATGCATTTGGATCCGAAGTAGAATTCTTTTCATCAAATAGAAAGTTAGAAAAAATTGTTAACGAGATGAAAGATATATCTAAAAAAGGAATTAAGGCTTCATCTGCAGATCAAAAAAGATTCTATGATTTGAATAGTGAATTTAGAGAACTAAGAAGTAATTCGTTAAACTTATCCAATATTACAAAGAACCAAGCTCAAGACGGTATTCCATTCTTACCTCTTTACGGAAAAGAGAACTGGGGTAGTCATGCTTTAAAAAACACAATTAAGGATGCAGCCGATAGAGGAGATGTTCAATGGGTTGGTATTAGTCCTGTAGAGCATTTACACCATGCTAAGAGAGAAAGATATTTAGGGGATATTGAATTCTACGGAAACAGATTTGGTAAAGCAGGATTTGATAACTATAAAGTTTTTTCAAAAGCACAAGATAAAACTGTTAAAACAGATCCAAAAAAGAAAGCAACTTTACCAGCAGAGATGGAGAGACTTGCTAAACAATATAACTCAGAAGTAAAAACAATACCTATGGCTAAATCAGATCCTAGTAAGCCTTTTAAGGTAGTTAAAGAACTTAATAATACTAGTAAGAATTTTAAGGTAAATAAAGACCAAGCTGGAACAGAACATATCGCTGCTTTTAAAACTGAAGCGGATGCCTTGTTCTATTCAGGAAGACACGGTGGCTCAGTAGAGAAAATTATGGATGGAGATCCAAGATTATATATGGATGTATTTGCTATTAAAATATCTCCAGATATGGTCACAAAACCATTTAAAGCCTATCAGTCGGGTGGTCTAGTCGTAAATATATTTGCGTGATATTATAAATCTGTTATAACTAATAGGAGATAATTATCATGGCAAGCAAAAAACTTAAAAAAGCTATCATGGCTGGTCTTGCGGGTTACGCAGGAGCGAAAATGTTGGGTCAAAAAAAACAAATGGCCGAATATTTAAAAACAGAAGGTGGTGACAAAGCAAAAGTAAACTACATCACTAAAAAACCAACACAGAAATTTAGTTTTTCAAAAGAAAAATTTAAAAAAGCTGTTAATACTATTAAAGACAAAGGTTTAGACTTAGGTCCAGGTGTGAATGCAACATCTAAAAAAGGTGGAACATTAGCTGGAGATTATGGTAGCGCGTTTGATTATTTAAATATGAGCAAAGGCGGTTCTACTAAAATGGTTAAAGCTAGAGGCGGAAAGATGGTTAATTTAAAACCAACTAAACTATACTAATGGCTGAAATAGAGAAACAAAATGAACTTCCTGAAGAAGTTGAGACAGAAGAAGTAGACGTAGAAGTTGAGGGTGAAGAAGAACTTCCTGAAGAGGAAACACCTGAAGAAGATTTTTATAGAAACCTAGCTGAAGACATGGACGACCGAGTTCTTGGTCGAATGTCTGCACAACTTATTCAAGATTACAAAAGAGATAAAGTTTCAAGATCGGATTGGGAACAGGCTTACACTCAAGGTTTAGATCTACTTGGCTTCAAGTATGTAAATAACACTAGACCGTTTCAAGGTGCAAGTGGTGTTACCCATCCGCTCTTATCAGAAGCTGTAACTCAATTCCAAGCACAAGCTTATAAAGAATTATTACCAAGTGATGGCCCTGTAAGAACAACAGTGATCGGTTCACAAACAAAAGAAGTTGAAGATCAAGCAACTAGAGTTAAAGATTTCATGAACTATATGTTGATGGAAGAAATGGAAGAGTACACACCAGACACAGATCAACTATTATTTTATTTACCGCTTGCAGGATCTGCATTTAAGAAAATTTACTACGATGAAATTAAACAAAGAGCAGTTGCTAAATTTGTACCTGCTGAAGATTTAGTTGTTCCATATTATGCAACCGATTTGAAAGATTGTGAAAGAATTACACATCTTGTTAAGATGTCTGAGAACGATGTTCTTAAACAGCAGAAAGCTGGATTCTACAGAGATGTTGAGCTTATTCCAAAACAAGCAGAGAAAAGTCCGATACAAGATAAACTAAACGAGCTTGAAGGAGTTAAACCTGCTGGAGAAAAAGAATATCAATATAACATTTTAGAAATGCATATTGATTTAAACTTAAATGAGTTTGAAGTAGAAAATGCAGAGAAAGAAGTTAAACTACCTTATGTCGTTTCAATCGATGAAGGTTCTGGAGAAATTTTATCTATTTATAGAAACTATAATCAAGACGATGACACTAGCACTAGAAAAGAATACTTTGTTCACTACAAGTTTTTACCTGGTTTAGGGTTCTATGGCTTTGGTTTAATTCATATGATTGGTGGACTATCTAGATCTGCTACTCAAGCATTAAGACAATTACTTGATGCAGGCACATTAGCGAACTTACCTGCTGGATTTAAGTCAAGAGGAATAAGAATTCGTGATGATGACCAACCTTTTCAACCTGGAGAGTTCAGAGATGTCGATGCACCTGGCGGAAATATCAAAGATCAGTTTCAAATTTTACCTTTTAAAGAGCCGAGTGGTACTTTATTCCAACTTTTAGGCTTTGTAGTACAAGCAGGACAGCGTTTTGCATCAATTGCAGACATGCAAATGGGTGAAGATGCACAAAATAGAGCTGTTGGAACTACAATCGCGTTGTTAGAACGTGGTTCGAGAGTCATGAGCGCTATTCACAAGCGATGTTACTACGCTATGAGACAAGAATTTAGACTTTTAGCAAATGTTTTTGCTGATTACCTACCTCCTGTGTATCCATACGCGGTTACAAACGCAGACAGGTTCGTAAAACTACAGGATTTTGACGAAAGAGTGGATGTAATTCCTGTTGCAGACCCAAATATCATGAGTATGGCGCAAAGAGTAACTCTTGCTAACGAAAATTTAAAGATTGCAGCATCAAATCCACAAATGCACAATTTAAGAGAAGCATACAGAAGAGTTTATGAAGCTTTAGGTACAAAAAATATTGATTCTTTGTTAAAACCAGAGATGCAACCACAACCTGAAGATCCTGCAACTGAAAATGCTAAAGCTTTACAGATGCAAATGTTAAAAGCGTTCCCTCAACAAGATCATGAGTCACATATTGCAGCTCACAGAGCTTTTATGGCTTCAAGGATGGTACAAATTAATCCAATGGTTTACGCTTTGTTACAAGGACACATATCTGACCACATAGCACTACAAGCACATGGTGAGATTGGTAACTTAGTACAAGAATCTCCAGAAATGCAACAACAAGCACAAGCAGATCCTGATGGATTTAAAATTTTATTTGATTCTATGGTTGCAAAACGAATTGCAGAAATAACTATGACGTTAGCTCAGGAAGAATCGGGTAATCAAAAACAAGATCCGTTAGTTGCACTTAAACAAAGAGAACTAGATTTAAGAGCTATGGATATGCAAAGAAAAGCTCAAGAGAATATGATGGATCAAGAAAGAAAAGCAGGGGAGTTTGAAGAACGTATAGATCTTGATAAAATGAAACTTGAATCTTCTGAAGATCAGGCAGAGGAAAGAATAAGAATAGCGGAAGAAAAAATTGACTTAAATAGGGAGAAGCAGAATGATCAAAAGAAAAATTAGAAAGTTTCAAGGAGGGGGTATGGACATGGGGAACGCCTCCAACCAAAAACAAAGTGCATCAATGGCTACTAGCACTAAATCTACAGGGACTACAAAAGCTTCCAACAACACTACAAGACACAACCCACATACGGATAGTGGTGTTTCAAACACAAGTAGTCAAAAAGTTAACTTTCCAAAAAACACACAATCAGTTTCAACAAATAATACAAATGTTAACAATGTAAGTACAGGTCAGAAAACAGCAGGTTCAGGTTTCACAATGCCACCATTTAGTCCTTTTGGTTTTGCAGTTAAAGGACTTGAAGCTGTAGAAAATGCAAGAAGAGCAAAAAGAGCTAAAGGTGAGTATTTTTTAACTAATAAAAAAATACTTCCTATAAACAGAGACTTTTACAAAGTAGAAGGAAGACCTCTTGATACAAAAATTGGTAGTAAAGATACACAGTACATGAAAGATGCGGGTATTATTGGTTTTAAACCACCTAAGAATTTAAAAGACAGTGGACCAAATATACAACTATGTCCAGATGGAACTTACCCTCCATGTAAAACACCTACAACACAAATACCAGCTTCAACAACACAGCCTAAAAAGTTTTTAGGTGGTTTTAAAGCTTATAATGACGGCGGTGAAGTTGTGATATCATCTAATGTAGATAAAGATTTATTATGATAAAAAATAAAAGATTAACAAAAACTACCCCACCTAAAAGTGGACCAAACTCTCAAGTACCACCTATTAAGTTAAATACAGGGGGAGACGCATGTTGTAGTGAATGTGTAGATGTGAGAGGAACAAAAAGTATTCAAGTAAAAGGATTTAATTTTAGAGGAGTAAGATAATGTGGAAGTGGATTAAGAGTTTGTTTACCCCAAAAAAACAACCCGTTGTAATTCAACAGGTAGTTAAAAAAGAAATAATAAAGGAGCCTTGTTGGAAGCATGAAAAGTTTAAAAAAGGCTGTCCAACTTGTAAAAGTTTAAATGCCAAGTAGCACTGCAAAAAAAGTTTTAGGTAACAATCCATCAAAACAAAAAAGATTTGATGAATTAATGAAAACAGAATTTGATCCAAGTATGTCTCTAGAATCTAATACTAGTAATATTTTAAGAATAATTAGAGAAGAAGATATGGGGCCTAAATCAATACCAGGTAAATCCTTAGGTGGTGAAGTAGAAATAAAAAAAGGTAGCGATTACATAAAAGATCTGCTATAAGTTTACAT